GAGGCGCTGGTCTCCACGGTGCTTTTCGCCAACGACAGCACGGTCATCCATGACCGCCTGCCGCTGAGCGAGGTGCCGCCCCTGACGGAAAAGGAGCATTTCACCTGCGGCTGCACGGCCTTGCTGGATGCCGTGGGCAGCGCCATCCACCACATCGGCAATATCCACAAGTACGCCCGCCGGGAGGACGTGCCGGAGAAGACGATGTTCATCATCACCACCGACGGCTACGAAAACGCCAGCCGCCGCTACGATTACGAGCGAGTGCGCCGTATGATTGAGCGGCAGAATGAGAAGTACGGCTGGGAGTTTTTGTTCCTCGGCGCAAACATCGACGCAGTCAAGGAGGCGGCACGCTTCGGCATCGGTACGGACCGCTCGGTGAACTACAAGTGCGACGAGGCGGGCACGGCGCTGAATTACGAGGTCATCAGTGAAGCCGTGTGCAGCGTCCGCGCCGCCCGGCCGCTCAGCGCTGATTGGAAGCGCCACATCGACGAGGACGTGCAGAAAAGAGGGAGGTGAGCGTATGTACGGAGCGATTCTGGGCGATATCGTGGGCAGCCCCTACGAGTTCGACTGCAACAACTATAAGGCGAAGGATTTTCCGCTGTTCAGCCGCCGTTCTAACTTCACCGACGACACGGTGATGACGCTGGCGGTGGCGAAAGCGCTGCTCAGCAGCCGTGGGCAGGACGATGCCGCCATCAAAGCAGCACTGGTGCGGGAGATGCAGCGGCTGGGCCGCGCTTATCCCGACCGTGGCTATGGCACCCATTTTGGCGGCTGGCTCTATGAGGACGACCCGCAGCCCTACCAGAGCTACGGCAACGGCAGCGC